TGACATACTCATGCACAATATTACGAATACTTTCTTCTTGCTCCATGATAGGCACAGTAGCACACATCATCTTACAGAAATGCATGACATTGCCATAGTCATCATCCGTCATAGGGTTGTCAGGGAATGCCATGATTGAGATGTCTATCTCACCACTCCATTCACCGTCATCGTCAGCGAAGGGTCTTACTCGTATAATGAAATCCTCGTCTTGTATTCTTTCCATCATTTCATCTTTGTTCATTTCTTTTTTCTCCTCTTCACTGTTGAGTTTGGGTGGCTGATAAAGTCAGGGTGTTTGTCTTTGCCTTTCTCTTTCAGCCAATCTTCTGGAATGATACGGTCATAGTATCTGAAACCATTCTTGATACACCAATCACCGTATGTTGTCTTTGCTCCTTTACGTATCTTGCTCTTACTATTCTCAAACACAAAGCGTATATCCAATTCAGGATGTTGCTTCTTGATTTCAATGTGCTTACGTCTATCTGCCGTAACGAACCTACCTTTTACCTCAACGATGATACCATTGTCAAGTATGTAGTCGGGTGTATAGGTACGGTAGGCTAGGTCTTCCCATTCAATCTTGATGGCCTCGTATCTAAACGATACTTTGTCTGCCTTCAACTTCTCTGCTATGGTCAACTCTAGCCCACTACGATACCCATACTTCCGTGCGGCTCTCCATGCCTTATGGTACAACTACATCTCCTATGTATGATACAGTCGGTGGCACTTTAGCCTTGGACATTACTGCTGGGCGTTCAGTTAGGGTGTCCCAACAATCGAAACGATAAGAGCAAAACTTACACCCATCATTAAGTACTTTATTGCCTGTCTCTTTTCCTCTGAACTTCTCTTCAACTGGTGCGAAACATCTTTCAAACTTATTCTCCTCTACTGTTGTTACGGTATCCTGTATCTTGGCTACCTCTGTGTCTACGTCTAAGCCTGTAGCTGGTACGTACTTGAACTCGCCATTGGCTTTGTTCACTACCCACCATCCACCAGCCTTCTTACCTGCGGCTTTAGCATACCCAGCAAGCTGTGCTATGTACCCAAAGCCATCACCTGCCGCCAGTGTATCATATGATTCAAACTTGTTCTGATACGACCAGTTGCTTGCAGATTTAATATCATCAACAGCGTCATTGATTACAATGTCGTACTCACCGTTGATGCTTGTGTTGTCTAGTTCTAGTGTGACCTTTGTATTGTCTTGGTAATCCACACCTGCTTCTTTGAGCAAGCCCTTGAATACAGCCTCTACAATATCACCTAGCATCATGTTCATAATGAATGTGGTAGGGAAAGGGAGAGCAACTTCAGGCTTGTTCTTAGCATACCAAAGCTGGCAGTTAGGTCTGCCAACATTGGACATACGTAGCTTGAAGTCGTCTCTCGACTTACCCCCACCAAACTGACGCTTCAGTGCGTCTGCTACGTCAGTCGCTACCTGATTGATGGTAGTCTCTGACATAGTGCTGTTACCATTAACAGCATCAGACATATACTGATGTAACGCCAGTTCAGCAGGATGGTTCATTATGCTACCTCTTCTTCTACTTCAATATCAACGATACCATCAAGGTCAACATCATCCAAGTCATCATCCTGCTTGGATATAGCCTTCTCTGCATAGGTATTGATGATATACGTATTGTAGTTTTCAATCCATGCCATGAAGTCAGCGAACCTGTTCTGGTCATCCTGTGACAGTTCGACTGTCTTGGTGACATCCAGATTAACAACAGGCAGGTAGAAGCTACTACCATTAGGTAGCTTACGTTCTTCTGTCTGTGCTGAAATCATGTGCTGTACAGGAAGACGCTTCATCTTAGCCAGCTTGGTGAAACATGCGCCGACAGTCTTGAAGGCATCACGATTGTCAATCTCCCAGATGAATGGTGTAGTCTGTACCTCTACAGAGTTACCGTTTGCATCCACAGGGTCAATCAAATCAACCGTACCAAGAATGACACGCACTCGCTTGACAGACTTGATAAGTTCCTTCGTAGCTTCTGGCAGTGACTTGTAGTCTTCAATCCAACCAGAAGGCTTACCACAGTTGAAGCCACCATCGTTGTCTTTCAAGTCCATGTTGATGTTGTCACTCATAACAGTCTTGACGTAGCGATTAGGTGTGTTACCTGATGCCATCACAAACTTCTTATACATGAAGCGTTGCATGAATGGACGCACCTTAATATCTTTAGCGTAGTAAGTCGGACCGTCTGGGATTTCCAGCTTGTAGTGTCCACCTTCAATCACTTCCATATTAACACGCTTGCCATTTACTTCTGCTTCACCCATGATAGGTGTGTGATGGATGCGCAGACGAGCCAGTGTGCTAGTCTGTTGCTTAGTTGAACCGCCTTCATGTGCAATGCCCATAGCTTTAGACATAGCGGCGTAGTTGTTAGTATCAATAGTTGTAAGTTCAGTCATATGTTTATCTCCTTTTCTGAGTCAAGTTCCATAGTTATATCAGGTTACATCCACTACGTCAAGCCAATTCTTTCCTATTTTTGCTTCTAATAGTAGTGGAACATTGAACACCACACCCCAACGAGATGTGATGAGTGAAGGTAGTGCATCATTCGTGTCCTGTATGACCTTGATTACCTGCTGTTCTTCATCAGGATGCACGTCAATAACTATACTGTCGTGTACTGAATTGACCACACAACTACGCATGTCCTTGAGTAAGGCATCAATGTGTAGCAGTGCAACAGGTACAATGTCTGCAGTAGCAAATGATTGCACAGGGTAGTTCTTAATCTGAGTAAAGAATGATACTGTACCGTTAGCCCTACGTACAACGTCAGGGAAAGCGAACTGCCTACCTGATGGTGTAGTAATGTGCCTAGTGTTTACAGCTTCTTTAGCCAGTCGGGAATGCCAAGCTGAGACCCCCTTGTACTTCTCGTTGAAGTGTTCGTAGTATGCGGCTTCGGCTTTTGTTCGTCCGTATCCGCTGGCACCGTAGAGTGGTGCAAACGTGTGCGCCTTCGCATCTTGGCGAGACGTATGTTGACCAGCATCGGTAATAACTTTAGCGGTATATGCATGTACATCAAATCCAGTAGAGACTTCTTCAATTGCAACTCCATCTTGTGATAGGAATGCGGCGGCGCGAAACTCAAGCTGTGCAAAGTCAGCTTCCATTACCTTACCACCAGCAAACCGTGATACGAATACCTTCTTAACAGGGAAGGTGCCGCCGCGCGGCATGTTCTGCATGTTAGGGTCAGCACCAGAGAACCTACCAGTAAAGGTGCGGTGCTGTAGTAGACGGACATGCAGCTTTCCGTCTTTCTTAATATTCCTACTAATGCCATCAACAAATGATGACAGATAAAGATATACGGCTGACAACCTGCGAACTTTAGATAGGAAGTCAACTGCGTCTGTCATACCTTTAGATTTAGCGACAGACTCAAGTAACTCAAGGTTAGTTTTGCTGGTAGTGAATCCATTAGCACTAGCCCACTTCGCGGAAGGTGGTTTGAACTTTAATCCCGCAAGAGTAGATAGATTGACCAGATTATAACCAGCACCACCACATGTTTTACAAGTGTGATGTCTTGTATAAAGTGTTCCATCGACCTTTACCTTTCTTATCTTTCCAGTACCATTACATTCATTGCACTGCTCTGCTGTTGTCTTGTACACACGTTCTGTACCGCCAGCCACTAAACTATTAAAGTCTGCATCTGGCATATAAGGGTCAATAGCGTTACCCCAATAAGGCTTGTCCAATACCTTGCGGCTGTAGATAACCCATGACAATTGCTCTGGGCTGTTGAGGTTGATAGGTGTATCACCCATCAGCTTACGTACATGAACCTGCAAATCGTCAATAAGCTGACGCTTCTCTTGTTCAAATTCTTGACGCACTTCATCCAGCTTGGTAACGTCAACACTGAAACCACGCTGATAGATACGTGAAAGGCACACAGCTACCTCATTGGTGAGTGTCACTGTAGGCATAAGCCGTGCATCAGCTTGTGTGTTGAGGCGGTATACCAACCTGTCAGACAGTTGCTGTGTAGCATGTAAGTCAGCAGATAAATACTCAGACAACTCAGCGTGAGGAATGTCACGAGTAGAGTAGCCTTTCTTGAAGTACTCTTTGAGTGTATCTTGCTTCTTAGTGTCCAACTCATAGCGTTCAGCACAAGCCTCAAGTGATAGCGGCTCTTTGATACCACGCTGTAGCACATACTCTGCAAGCATCGTGTCAAAGACAGCACCATCATACTTGAAGCCAGACTCCCAAAGCCACAGCAAATCATGTGCGGCATTGTGCATGATAAGAACAGTAGCGGCATCAAGGAACTCCTGTACCAGTACGTGTCCACCTTCATCTGCATCCACCTCACTGTGGTCAAAGGTAACAATACGTTCAACGCCTTGGTCTGTAAGCATACCAACCATAGTCAGTGAGTTCTCTGGCTCAAAGGGGTCAAGGTAAAGGCGACCATCTCTAGTTACCGTAGTGTTTTCTACATCAAGTGTTAGCTTCATCCTTCATACCTCGCTGTCAGATAGTCCAACTCACAGTTCACCATGCCGTGCCAGCCATTCAGCTTGTTCTTCACGATGTTCATGTGACGTAGTGGGCTATCCTCTTCCTGTCCTTCAACAGTAGGTGACTTACCAATCAGTATCATAAGGTCAGCCTCTGCCGCCTTACCAGTACGTGAACCTTCCATCATAGACTGATTAAGTTGTGACCGTCCTTCTGCCTCTGCGGATAGCTGAGACATATAGAATACAGCACAGTCATACGTCTTGGCAATCTGCCTAGCATGAATAGCGCAAGCCTTGAGTGCCTCGTCAGGGCGAGAGAAGCCACCAGCAGTCTGGAACTTATCACCCATGTCAAGCACAAGAATGTCAGGCTTGTACGACTTACATACAGATTCAACCCACGCCATGTCACGTCCACCAGCTTCTTTAATCTTGATGTTATTCATCACTGGTTCATACAATGACTTAGCCATTGCCATGTTAGACTTGACATCACGTGCTGACATACCAGCGGCGGCTGTCAGATACCTAGCACCAACACGGTGGGTGGGTTCCTCATTACACAGGATGACACATCTAGCACCCTGTGATGCGAACCCACCCGGCGCGGCTATAAGACTGGCATGAAAGGAAGTCTTGCCAGTGTTAGGCCGTGCGCCTACCTCAATCAGTTGACCAGCACTAACGCCTTCAACCTTACGTGCTACGCTAGGTATATTGAATGACCACTTGGCTTCTAGTTCAGCCTTCGCCATCAATGTCTCAATGCTGATGTCATCCCACTCAATCTTTAGATTAGGGGTGAAGTCATCACCATACTGCTCAAGTAGATTGCGTAGCTTCTCAAGCGTAGCGGCAGAGCCGTTGACCATATCGAATCCGATATTGGCTACGTCCTCACCAATAACCTGCTGGAATAGTTTAGATAGCACCTCTTGTGCTACGTCACCACCCATAGGTTGCTCACGCTTGATGGTATTGAACAGGGATGTATAGGCTTGCTTCTGTGCAGTGGTGAGTGTCGGGTTGTTCGACATGAACAATGCCTCAATCTCGTCAGGTGTAACAGTACGTTCATACCTATCCATAGCTGTATCAATAGCTTCTTTAATCTTACGCACGTCCTTGCTGAACAAGCGTGTTGGACAGCGCGAACCACGATGGTCATCGTAGAACTCTTTATCCATTAGGCTTCTTATAAGTGTAAGTTCCATGTGGTTATTCTCCTATCTGTTTGCGGAGAGCATCTAGCTTCTCCATGTCTGTCGGGTTTCTATACTTTATATCATCCACCAACCTCAATACACGAACATCCGAAACGTGTCCACGTAATTCTTTCGCCATAGCAAGTGTCTTAGGTAAGGCATCGGGGTCTAATGCTATGACTGCTGTTGAGAACTGTGCAAGATACCTTCTATGCGACTCTTGGAGAGATGTACCAAGAAGCGCAACCCCGACAAAGGAACCATAACCAACAATGGCCGCACTCACACAGTCCTCAACAACTACAGCGACTTTACCACAACCTGATGTATATGGCAAGCCACTATTTCCATATCGTTTCCATTTAGGAATACGTTTACTCAATGTTCTGCCTGTTGCATCAACCAGCTTGCCATCATGTACGACAGGGAACACCACACGGTCTTCCTTTACATCATACATCAGGGCATGTTCATCTTCGTTGATACCCCACTCAGCACACCACTTAACCACGGCACGTTTGCCACGATGGGGTACGATGTAGGTAGGAAGTTCAAACTTTTCTTCAGCGAAATCTTCAGCACCTGTGAAGCCGCGCTTGATGTCTTCCACTGTGAGATGGACACGAGTGCCACCTGATACACCACAAGATACCTTGTAGCAGTTCCAGATAAGTTTACCCATGTTGTTAGTCACAGTGAATGTCTTGTGTCCATTACATGAAGGACAGTTCATACGTTTGGTTTCTCCATTACGTATATCTAATTCACTTACTATGTTATATATATTACTCATATAATATCACTTTCTCTGCGGCAGTTAAGTGCTTTTACCATGAGATTTACGTGCTGTCAATGCATTATTTGCAGAGGCATACGTATTTTTCATGTAAGGTTTAACTGACTGTGGGTTACTATGTCCTGTTACCGACATGATTTGTCCCATAGACACACCAGCTTCGACCATCTGTGTCGTACCAGTGCGCCGCAAGTCCATCAGTCGTAACTCGTCAGGCAGTCCAGCTTCGCGCATGACAGCCCTTCCAGCTTTCGATAGCCTCTCCATGCTGTATGGGTGGTACTCGCCCTGTGTGGGGCTTGTACGCGGAGCAACGTAGCTTTGAAAGCCAAAGTCTTGCTCCTGCTGGGTCAGCATCTCAAGCAAGTCATCTTCGATAGGCAAAGTTACCTCTGCCCTACGCTTAGACTGCTCAAGATACAGCTTCTTCTCAGGTAAATCAAGGTTATCCCATGTCAATAAGCGCATGTCACCTAGTCGCTGACACCACTCATAGGCCATGTGTACGATAAGTCCAAGGCTACGCCACTGAAACTCACTGTATGCAGTGTCAAGGAACTGACGCACATCATCCTCAGACCACACAACTTTTCGTTGTGGTGCAGTCTTACGTCTGACGTTAGCGAATGGGTTCACCTCTGCATACTCCATCTCAATAGCGTAGCGATAGACGATAGATGAAACAGTACAGACATGGTTGGCGAGGCTGATACCCCGCGCAACCCACTCCTCATACGCATGTTTAGCTTGCTTGCTAGTGAGTTCGTCAAACTTTACATCGGCAAAGTTGTCAAGCATTACACCAAGAAAGTATTCATAGTCTTTCTTAGACCTGTCGCGTAACATATTGTAATCATTAGAAGTATAATACTTCTGTACTAAATCATCTACCGTAATCATGCCGCTACCGCAAGTGACTTGAACACAGGACTTTCAACCCAGCCAGCTACTTCAACTTCACGCATGAACAATGACTTAGCTTGTGTATCACCGCCAGTGTTACGCTGAGTAAAACCATTGCGTTCATCTGCATAGGTAGCGTAGTTGGTGAAGGCAGAATACAGTGACCACAGGTTGTGTCCACGTGTGGCTACCTCTTGGTTATATAAGATGTGCATCTTCTCTGCCTTACGGTCAGACTTGAGTAATGTTTCAAGCATGTCCTTAACATCCACATTGACTAGGCTAGTGTTTGCCCAGCGTTGCATCTGTTCTGCCTGTGCAGTGAAGTCCTGCTGAGACTTATGCAGTTCAGTGATGAACTTGTCTATGTTGAAGCCACTGGTGTTCTTACGCATCACCTTGTCATGCTTGCCACGTATCTGCCCATTGAGACAGAAGAAGTCGATAGCACCAAAGATGGTGGTGTTAGAACAAGTACCATTCACACCATGCAGGGCAATGATACGCTTCATTAGTGTAGTCTCATGCTTGTCAGTAGCAATCTTAGCTGTCACGTTGGGCAGGGTCATGTCCATCATAGCCCAGCCATCCTTGTGTGCGCTACGCCAGCTAATGTGTGCGTCTTCCATGTCATGTTCTGACAGTGTTTCAGTTGTCGTGTCCATAACTTTGCGGAAGAAGTCACCATGATTGGCGCAGGTAAAACCATTGCCTACGACACCAATGTACTCACCTGTATCGCCATTGATAACATACTTCTTATCTTCAACTTTAGTAGGTTCAAACTCTACCTCAAAGTCGAGATGTTCTGGAATATATTCTAGCATTATCATTCTCCTTTCGATTGTGTAAGAGGCAGTTATATCATATAAGATATATGATGTCAACTACTCCCACCTATAAAAGATGTGGTCATTAATCCTGACCGTCATAGTCTTAGTCTTAGCCCACTCAGGTGTTACATAGTGGGCATGGTAATGTGTCGCACCTTCAACAAAGTCATCCAAGTTACCATGATACACACCATGTGCAATCATCAGAGCCTTGGCATAAGCCTTTGTATTCCTTGGCTTATCAGACTTGCCATCACAGTACCAGCTAAACTGGCACCGATTACGAACAGGGAAGTCGGGCTTCCATGAGTAGGTAGGTGACTGCTTGACCACCTCACATACTGTGTTGGGATACCTGTCATCATGCACCCTGTTCATCACCACTTGAGCAACCGCAACCTGCCCCACAAAGGGCTGGTCACGTGCCTCATGGTATGTGTTAAGTGCTAGGCATACAAGTGCCGCCTCAATCATCGTCATCGTCTTTTACATCTTCGGCGTACTCATAGTCTGCCCAATACTTAGTCTTGGCGAATGCACCAATCCCACGCAATGTATATTCAGCATACTGCAATTCACACACTTGGTTGTATGTGATAGGCAGTTTTTCATCGGTAGTTATGCCAATATCTTTTATTAGATTGATTACTTTCAGTAGTTTCTTGCGGTCATGTTCAAGCATATTGGTTCTCCTCTTGCATCATTTCAGTTATACCAAACTCGTCATCAAGTTCTGGGCGTACCTCACCGATACTCTCAATGTCAGCAGTTGACCAATCAAAACCATCAACATACTCACCAACGTACCCCCACCCTTCATCAAGGTATCTTGCATTTATCTCATAGCCCATGTCTGTCAGCTTGTCAAAGACAGGGATAGGTGGTGACCATGCAGTGTAGAAGGTCATGGACAATGTGTTAGCATCAATGCGAGTGCAGTGCGTCTCATAGATGTCCCACTTCGTACCCCAATTATCCAGCCGCCACTCATACCAATCGCCACCATCAAGCAGGGACTCGTTCATAGGGATGATGTGTTGCAGTAGTGAAGCATCGTCTGTGTTCATCACATTGTAGATGTCATCAATCTTCTGGCTGTCAGCGTGTGACAGGATTACTCTGTTATCTGTATGATTAGGCATATTGGTTCTCCTCAAATTTACAACGTACAGTATAGTAAGCCATTAGCATTGCGGCAATCTCTGGGAATGATTCCCAATCAGGTTTTCCACCTGTCTCAAACATATAATCAATCTCAGTGTCCATTGCGACTAGCATGGCGTTGACTTGTTTTGGTGGTAGGTTAAGTGTTATCATTGTTTGTCTCCTTATCTAAGATAGCCCAATACTGGTCAAATGTATATACTTGGGTATCGGTTTCAACTTCCATTGGGTATGCACCAAAATGTTCATAATGGTCAAGCACATATTCTTTGATGGCTTCAAAATCATCAGTCATCATTTTCATTCTCCTTCTTTGGATACATTTGTTCGGCAGTGTAGTATATCACTTCCCAATTAATACCAATGCAAGCATCGTGTCTGTGTTCTATTGCCTGTAGTACATCAAGGGCTTGTTCATCAGTCAGCCATTCACATTCTTGTTTCACATCTTCGGCTGACCAGATGATTGCAATTTCATTGTCCTGTAGTTTCATCACTATTCTCCCACTTTATGTTGAGTTCAATTTCATTCCATGCAGATTCATAAGCGGCATCCCAACTAATGTGGTATCCTCTGGATACATCTTCGTCAGCCATTAAGATTGCCCAACGGTTAATGCAAGGCTCATGGTCTAGTGGTAAATTAAGTTGATTAGTCATCGTCTGTGTTCTCCTTTGGATACCATACGTCTACATCACATCCACATTTAGGACAGTGCAAGCAAGTCCTCATGCTGTAGAAATCTTCTTCATCTGATACGTCATGGTCAATACCCCATATCAGTTCTGTCTTACAGTGCCAGCAGTTCATTCTTCTAGCTCTACATACGCAGTGCTGTAGTCTTGGTCACCATACGCCCAGCCACCATCGTTTTCCACATCTATGTCAACACCAATCAGGTGCATGGTCTGTTCCCTTGCCATCTCACCCGCTTTTACTTCTGCTTCTAAGACATCGTATGCCTCAATCTCAAAGTTGCGGTCATACCAAATCTCAAAGTCAATCTTTACGTTGTATAGTTTTTTATCCATCTGTTTCAAACTCCTTAACAAACTCTAGTTCAATGTGTGCATTAGGGTACAAGGCTTGCGCCATGTCCATTGCATGTTCAACAGCATGATTCCATACTGACTCAGCCAATGGCTGTGGGTGTACATTGTACACACCACTGACGCCATCCATCTTGATACCGATTTCCCAATACATATTATGCTACCTTCCTGATTGCCTTACGTCCACGCTTGCCACGAGCAAGGTCACGCAGGTTGTCGATTTGAAGTGTACCAATCTCAACAGAGATAGGCTTGCGGTTCTTGCGGCGTACAGCCTTGCCAAGTGCCTTGTGCATTACATCAAGTGCCTTGAGTACAATAGCACCAGCATCACCATGAATGAAGCCACCACTGTCAGCCTTAGTCTCACGAGCAAGCGGCAGGATAGCACGATACAGGTTGTAACGGCCTAGAGACACGCCATGATACTGCTCATACAGTCTTTCTACTTTACCCAGCTTGGCCTCAATCTGAGGTGTTGCAAGTACTTGTCCTGTCATACCTGTTGAACGCTTGTGATATGTGCCAGACTTGATGGTGTTCTCAATGTTAAGTGTTGTCATAATAATATCTCCTTTGTGTTGGTTAGTTGGTTAGTCCGCTGTCGGACTTAGGGTTGTTGCTTTGGTAAGCCCATACACATGGCCTACCTTCGGATTTACCGACAACGATGGTGTCAATGTCGGTAACAGATTCACCTGTATCTCTGAACACAAAGGTGTCATTGACATAGGGATTGTATGTGACAGGTCTGCAAGTATCTTGCATGAAAGCCCTAGCATCCAAGGTTGATACTGTGCCTACAGCAAAGGCGTGAACATTCTTCTTGCCTTCACGTCTCACCTTTTCTTGCCCAGCTTTGCGAACAACAAACTTGCCAGCAGATAGGACGCAAGTAGTCTCATGTCTGATTACTCTGCCTGTCTTGCGGTCTTGTACAGACCAACATTTCTTATGAAGATTCCAATATATTCTTACTTGGTTACCCATAGCTTTGCTCCTGTGCTATCTGAGTGTTACGCCTTGCAGTACGTCTTACATTCTGCTTGCGCTTGTTGTAACTACGCCAATGGTCACGCTTGCCTTCTGGCTTAGTTGTCTTTTGGTTCTTCATGTTGTCTAGCTTGATTTGCATTGTGCTTATCTTTCTTTCGATTGTATTTGGTTTTGTCAGGCACTACTTGTGAACGTCTGCGATTATTCTGTAGGAGTGCCTTTGCTACAGGATTGATTGTCTTAATACGCATTGTCAATTCTCCATTAGTCCGCTGTCGGACTAGTCTAGTATATCTAAGTAACAATATATACTTCACTAAAGTATCAGTATATATGTTACATAAGATATACATAAGGTTTTTCAGCTTGTCAAGCGATACCGTGTAACTTTCTCCAAGTCACCCAAGTGATAGCTTGCAACTCATACGCTTTCAATCGCTTGCCGTTGACACGACAACGTGATGCCGCAATGCGGTACGCATCTTGAAGATTGCGATACTCGACAACACCGATATTGGTTTTGTTGTCAGTCAGATTGACACGTTCATTGTAAGCAATGTTACGTGCATGACCATCAATGGTACAGGTATCATCACCCATGATGTTTTCGTAGAAACATACAATCTTCTTGCCATTGAGAATGGTTTTGACTTCATCAACAATAACGGTGTCATGTTCGGAATACCGCATTGGCATCTGCTCAAGGATAGACCATGCTTTCAGCTTCATGGCATTGTATGTACATACTGATACATCTTCGGGCTTGCCGCCATTACGCCATGCCGCAATCAAGTTGTCAGCATTGGTGACATTGATAGCCCAGCGATTGTTTGGTGACAGTGCCGCCACGACACCAACAACAATGTATTCTGGCAAGTTGTACTTGTCAGCCATGATGCGGCATTCTTCATACGCTTCGGCGTACCATGCAATGCCATGTGCTACATCTGCTGGCTTTGCCTTGCGCCGCATAGCAATGATATTCTTGACAGCAAGTGCCATATTAAATTCGGTTTTCATTACACATTCTCCATGTTTGGAACATCAATTTCAATTACTTTCCATGCCGCCCAGACTTCGCCTGTCTCAGCATGTACTACAGCACAAGTGCCATGAGGCCAACGCCAATTTATGATTGCATTGGATTCCCATTTCCAGCCCATAGCTTCGGCACATTTTTCTTCGGCAGATTCAGATGCAATTTCCTGTGCCTCAAACACATCATTACATACCACTGGCATAGGTTGCCAATCCCACGTCATAGTCCATTCCATTACAATAAACTGTTTCATTACACCCACTCCATTAAAATCTGGTAGAATCTTGGTCACTATATAGTGGGTCAGGGTAAGTATTACCCTTGTCACTATATACAATAAGGTCATTGTCAAAGTCAATATCGCCATATGACCTATAGTCATGGTAAGAGTGGATAAAGTCAGGTTTACCAAACACTCTCACCGCCGCGCTGTACTGCGCATCTGTACGGAATCCAACAAAATGCACAGCGGCATAGTAAGTATCAAAACATCTAGCAGTCATTACACCCACTCCATTTCATAAGCATCTTCAAGCCAACGCATAGCTGTAGCTATATCAGGACAGCCACTGTCCATGCAAGAATTAATTGCATCATCTTCTAGCTTGCGCTGATGACGTAGTTCCTCATCAAGCATACGTTGAAGCGTAGCAACCTCAGACTGTAGGTCTGTGATAGAACACAGGTCATAGTTCATGCCACGTGGCCTTACACCATGTACATCCTTGAACAAATCCCACAAGGTCTGTAGTAATTCATCTTTGTAAGTCATCTAAAACTCCAAGTTGTTAGTCCGCTGTCGGACTAGTTAAGTGTTATATAAGTAATACATACTTCACTAAAGTATCAGTATGTATTACGTTATACACTATACCAAATTCTTGTCAATCATCCTTTGCTTCAAGTCAAACAATGCTTGCATTTGTGCTTGCCGCTTTGCATCTGCCGCAATCTTGGCATCATACTCAGCTTGCCAAGCATCAGCTTGACCCGTCACATAAACATGGAAATCAGGCCGTGTCTCAGGCTCATAGCTACGGCTATAGGCTTGAGTATCCATGCTACGCCAGCTTGAGCCTAACGGCTTGTGCTTACCCATATCTACGATTGCACCACGTTTAGCCATTGTTTCTATACCTCTCAATAATTTCATCTTCGATGCGGAACTGTCTAATCCGCAAAGCACTCTCATAAAAACACAAACCCATTGCCCAAGTCATAAAGCTAATGCAAAGCATTATTCCTGCAGACATGGCATCATGTAGCACAAGGATAATGGGTGATGATGCAAACGCCATGAACGCTATACACCACCAGAACAGGCAACAAATGCTATGGAAATATTCTCTAATCATAATTTAATACTCCGTATTAAGCTAAGTCCGCTGTCGGACTAAGAAAAGGTAGACTGTAGGGATTACCCTACAGCCTCAAAAGGTACAACTTCGTTGTCTTGTTTAATCATACCAATAGCATTTGCTATTGCAATCTCAAAATCAGCTATGCTGATATTATTCATTTCTACTTGCAGTAGAACTTCAAGTGCCAAATCTTCAGCAGTCTTTTCAGACTGTACAGAGGACTTGTCCTCAATCTGCTTAACCTCATCTTGAGGTTCAACAGGTGTTTCAACCTCTGGTTCAACAATCTCTTCAACCTTTGGGTTGACAATCTTATCGACTGCTTTCAGCAAATCTTTCATGCTACAAATCGAAGATTTCTTACCAAGCAAATCGTTTTCAACGATTACAGAGAAGTTCTCAAAGAACTTCATGGCTTCACTACGGCGTTGCTTTGCAACGGTATGAAGATTGGCATCTTTCAGCAAAGCTGAGTCAGTACGATTACCACCGGACTCTGTCCGTAGCTTTACAAGTATTTCTCCAAGGGAGAACCAAAAGCCACCAAACTCACAGAGTTTCTTGAAGCGACTGACATCACCTTTGGTGATTGACTTATCCCATTGGGATAATACTAAGCCTTTGTCTTGGAGAGTGTTATTAGCTTCAGCTAATTGAACAGAGAACGATTTTGAAGTTGATTTAGCCATGATATTTTCCTTTTATCTATCTTTAGGTTTTATAGGGATATATCCCCTTTCACTAAAGTTCAAGGGGTATATTCCTTAAAACCGTAAGAAGATAGTTAAAGTTTGGAGTTTGCCTCGCGCCATCGTCTGCGCTTGCCGTTTCGCTTGTGATTGCAGGAAACTACGTTTCCGAAATTGGTGCGCGAAACTCGTGACGGGTAGCGAGGTTTGGCGGTGTAGTGTGACATATATGCAACAGTAAACTGTTGACAGCAAGTCCGACAGCGGACTAAGGACAGCATAGCTGAGTAGTAGAAGCATGAGCATTACAACTTGTTGTAAATCTGTGAAGTCAGCCATTTACAATCATACTTCGTATGGCAACTGATACCATAACAGTTGTTTACAACTGGCTGAGAACATCATATCTACTACATCTTGATGTAGACGGATGCTTGGTCACTACATCTGGCTCTAACCATGCGCTACGCAACGCATTATGCGGCGCATCACCCGCGCAGTTAGGTGGCCGGGCAGGAGCCATGCGGGGGTATAGCGTATATATACTTGTATATCTACACAGATTAGGTAAATTCAGTGTTAACCACAGAGGCAACTGTCATTACATATATGCACAAGTATTGTGCAACTGCCTAAAAAATAGGCAACTATAGATGCATGAAAATAAAAGACTTGACAACCCCCCTGAAATCTGGTATAATTAGCACTATAACTAAGACTCACTTAAGTGACTTACTTAAATGTTATTTACTTCTAATTAAAATACACTATAACTAAGTCACTTAAATGTAGCATTGTTAGCTATCCCTAAATTTTCTTTGCTAATACAGTTTAACTGTAACACTTAAGTGTAATGCTATGATTGTCTTATCTGTACAAAGAAAGTTCTTGACAATGGCGAAGAAATCTGTAAAACTATACACAGACAATGTACTTGAAGCATTCTACCATGCTATCCGTACTAATACATTAGACAAACTCCACATACCCCATAGTGATGTTTTCTACGTGCGACAGGCAGTGGAAGCACACTATGGTCGTTCCTTTACTCTGAAACACGTAGAAGATGCTATGAGAGCAGAAGGGTGGACAGAGAGGAATGAGTGATGTTTTATGCAGCTATATTAGCCTGTACAATAATAAACCCTGATGCTTGTGTTGAGGCAGAGGATACTCGTGGTCCATATAAGACCAGAGCAGAGTGTGTCCTACGTGTTGAAGAGATGATAGCAGATACAATACCTCTGTTACCTCGTATACCTCACAGCTTCAAGTTTAAATGCGCACCTAAAGGAACACCTACGTAATGGCTATACCTGAAAGAGTAAAGAATAAAATGAAAGAAGAAGGGTTGTCTGGCGTTAACAAGCCTAAGAAGACACCTAACCATCCTAAGAAGTCACATTGTGTGATGGCAAAGGAAGGTGACACATACAAGTTTATTCGCTTTGGACAGCAAGGCGTATCTGGTGCTGGGAAGAATCCTAAGTCTGCTAAAGACAAAGCACGTAAGAAGTCCTACTATGCACGTCACAATGCACAGGGCAAGCCGACCAGCAAGCTGTCAGCGAAGTACTGGTCACATAAAGTGAAATGGTAATAGGAGAATCAACAGATGTCATTCGCTAAATTTATAGGAGAAATTGCAGAGAACGGTATTACTACCGCACGTGCAATGTATGGTAGATTAGATAAAGGTGCTACGGATGCACAAAAGAAACGTATTGATGCTGCTAAAGCAAAATTTAAAGAGCGTCCTAAATCTCGTAGTAAAACACAATCAGAAGGTATGGCTCAAGACCCAATTGCAGGTGATAAAGTAAAAGGTGCGGTAGACGTACAAAAAGGCAAGGCTGGTAAGGTAACACAGTCACCGGAGCCGGGTTTCTTACAGCAGCAGCGTAGTGAAGGCTCACGAGCAAGGGCAGAAAGAAAAGTAGAAGCATCTCAAAAGAAACGTACAGGCAAAACTAAAGCTGAACGCGAAAGCGCAGCCAGACGTGAAGAGGAAATGGAAGCAAAAGATGTTCGTGATACTATGAGTGCTAGGGCTAAAGCATCTGCTACTGCGCGAGGAAAGAAAAGAAAAGAGCCTGATGATTTTGCCACTGCAATTAATCGCAAGACGGGTGAAATTAATGAGGCGGCGTTTAATCGCCTAACTAAAAATCAACAAGAGTCTCTTATGCGAGACATTCGTGCAAGATTTAGCACGACACGTGCGCGTGAGATTATGGCTCGTATTGATGAAATGGAACCTACAAAAGCAGGTGAGTCAGGTGTTCGTAGACGTAGTGGTAGAGCTAGTGACCGTATTGGAGCAGCACCACGTTCAATGCAAGGACCAAATGCGAGGTCGCCAAAACCTAGTCCTAGTCGCCGTAAAAGTGGTGTAACTGGACGTGGTGGAGAATCCTTTAATAAGGGTGGTATGCCGCGTAAAGGAAGCATCGACTACCGTAAAGGTGGTATGGTAAAAGCAATACACAACAATAAAAGAGGTGGCTAAATATGTCTATGAAAGAAAAACCAACGCCAGCTTTGAAAGCTATGCTAATGAAGAACAGTGGTGCTACTGCTACAGAAGTTCGTGCTGCTATTAAAGAACTTAAAAAGCGTGGAGAGGATACTCCTGCGCCTTCTATGGTTACAGGTGGCCGTAAACTTAATAAAGGTGGTTCAGTTAAAAAGGATGTTCCTGTACTAGCTATTAGTATTGGAATGGGTAAAATGAAAAAACCCAAAAAGAAAACACAAATGGCCTATGGTGGTATGTCAGGTGGCAAGAAGCATATGTATGCAGCAGGTGGTATGGTTAAAGATAACCCCGGCCTAATAGCATTGAAGGCTGAAAGCCCAGAAGCGTACAAGAAAATCACTGGTAAGTAATGCACCCTGTTGAACAGGACATACGTAAGTGGTCACATAACTTTCTTGAGATACCGAATGTAAAGTTAAATGGCCTACCACCCTGTCCATACGCTAAACAGGCATGGGCAGATAACAAAGTCACATTCAGTATCAACACAGGTATTGATGGGCTGTTAGAAGCTGTACGTGTATTTGATACACATGACTATGACATTGTGGTGTGGGCTAGTGAAGTACTGCCAGACATAAAGTACCTAGATGGCTTTTGTGATGGCATGAATGAATTGATGTCAGTCGCTGGCATTGACTTGCACCTTATGGTGTTCCATCCAGACTATAACGCTGAACAAGCTGGTCTGGACTTTCTAATCGAAGATGACATCGTAGATGAATCTTTGACATACTGCATGGTATTCGTGCAGAAGCTATCGCTGCTTGACGATGCAGCACTGAGTCTGGAAAAGAGTGGATACTACAAACACTTTCCAGAAGATACATTTGAAAGCCTTGTGCTAGAAAGACGGAGATTACGTAATGAAGGGTAAAACTAAAATGGCATCAAAGAAGATGATGCGTGGTGGTGCAGCTACTAAGACAGCACCGAAGCGTATGCGTGGCGGTGGTATGATGAAAGCAGCATCAAAGAAGAAGATGATGCGCGGTGGCATGGCTAAGAAGAAGAAGTAATGCCAGTATTACAATCAGGTTCAAAGTTTCGTACTGAAGTTGTGCCGTTGTCTACAACGAACAAGACAACTGTGTACACTGTACCCGCAAACTTTTCTTCTCACTTAGGAAACTTTTTTGTGAGTAACAATCATACAGGTAACGTGACTTTGAGCCTACACCTTTTTCATGCAGACGATAACACAGAGTATGACCTACTGACTGCCCATAATGTTGCAGGTGGTTCGTATGAGTCTATATTTACTAGAAACAATCAGCTATTTTTACATGCGGGTGATATTATAAAATGCACAGCAGGTACAGCAAGCAAGCTAGTTGTTACTACGTCATGCGAAGAATTTTTTGACCCAGCGAGATAGGAGACAGGAGATGGTACGTGTCACTAAAAAGCCAGCCGCTAAAAAGAAAGCCCCATCGGTTGCAGCGAAAAAGAAACCGACTAGAAAGGTTAGCCTTGCGAAAGGCGGTGCGCCACAGAGCAAATCGAGAGTTAACGAAGCTGGCAATTATACTAAGCCCGGAATGAGGAAGCAACAATTCAATCGCATTAAAGCTGGCGGTAAAGGCGGCGCACCCGGTCAGTGGTCAGCGCGTAAAGCCCAGATGCTTGCGTCTGCTTACAAGAAAGCTGGTGGTGGGTATAAGTCGTGACCGCACACGTATTCCTGCTTCTCGTTTATCTGGGAACCGGGGATGCACGTAGACTAGAAAGTGGTGATATGTACTTTCGTGATATAAACGAATGTAATTACTTTGCCTCGCGTGTTACTAAACGCTACGGTAACTACCAATACAAATATCTAATAGACCCAAAAGATAGAGTAACTGCGTACTGTGTACCCAGATATGTAAACCCAGAGGATGTAAAACTTTATTAATGCCGCCACGTAATCATAAACAATGGACTAAGACCCCCAGCATAGAACACATCAGTTCGCTTATCTATTCTGACTATGACCTATATGAGCAAGAGATTGAAAAGATATTTGCTAAAGTATGGGTGCCAGTGTGCCACGAGAGTGAACTACCAGAAGTAGGACGTTATCGTACATCACAGATTGCACACAAGAATGTATTGATTGCACATGAGGCTGATGGCATCCAAGCCTATCTGTATCACAACCCCGGCATTATGCGAGTGGCAGGTAATCTGTCTGAACTAGATTATGCTGCATGGGATAAGCTACACACAGAGGTAGCCTACGGTGGGATGGTGTGGACTACACTAGACCGTAATCCTACACAGGGACTTGAGCAGTGGCTAGATGGTGCGTTTGACTGCATTGATGATGCTATCAATACTGAACCACTAGAAGTGTTTCACTACCACAAGGCTATTATTGACACGAACTACAAACTGTGGCATGACACTAACAGTGAGTTCTACCATGACTTCATGCACTACCACAATAGAGTCACAGGATTTAACGATGCATACTTTGCCCGTAAGAACATACCATTCAACAACGGACACGTAAACGTATCTAGCTTCACAGTGAACTACGAAGAGTATGAAGGCTTTGAAGACAGAGGTGAGTTATCTTTCCCTAACCTGCCACCAAACCAGTGGTATATGGTTGACCTGTTCCCCGGCTTTAACTTCAACTTACGTGGCAGTGCGTACCGTAGCGATAGCGTAACCCCACTTGGACCTAACAAGGTACTGATTGAGTTCCGTGGCTACGGCTTGAAGAGTGACAGCCCAGAAGATAGAGCCACACGTATTGAACACCACAACTCTATCTGGGGGCCGTTTGGTCGTAACCTACACGAAGACTTGATTGGCGTAGCTGGTCAAGGGACTACAATGCGTACAGGCACAGAGCCACGTAACATCCTGCATGGGCGACACGAAGGCGGCACAATCCACGATGAGGTGGGTATGCGTCACTACTACGCTGAGTGGTCTAAGTGGATGGGCGTATCAGCACAGAATCCTGTAGAAGAACTAGCGGAAGAAGCTGCATAGATGGACCCTATTAGCGCAATGGCTACAGCATCGGCTGCTTTCGGTGCTATCAAAAAGGGGATGCAAGTAGGTCGTGACATTGAGTCTATGGCTGGTGACTTGTCTCGCTGGATGGGTGCGCTAAGTGATATTGACCAAGCGCAGAAGGAAGCCAAGAACCCACCTATCTTCAAGAAGCTATTTAGTGGCGCAAGCATTGAAGAAGAAGCTATTACTGCTTTTGCTAACAAAGAAAAGGCAGCAGCACAGCGATACGAACTGCAACAGTGGATTAGCCTGACTATGGGTAGGTCTAAATGGGATGACCTAGTTCGTATGGAAGGTCAGATACGTAAGCAGCGACAGCAGACTCTATATAGACAGCGTGAACGTAGACAAAAGTTTGTAGAGATTGTGGCATGGATTGTTATGCTTGGACTAGCTGCAGCAATTCTTTACTCTTTTATTATGTTCCTTATGTCTAAGCAAGCTAGGGCAGACGAGATAAAGTGGACTACATGTAGACTGGTTGCCTATGAAAGAACTAAGGTAAAAGAAAATCCATACACAGAATATATCTGTACGTATAAAGGCGCAAACAATACAATCGAAACTATAACGATTAGCGAGTTTTGTCCACGGCAGTATCAGTGCATTTATAATCCACGTGAAAAAGACGAACCCACACTGAAGGAAACACTGAAGTCAATTAGGGAAAAACTACAATGAAAAAACCACAGCAGAGTTTAAAAAACTGGACAGCACAGAAGTGGCGTACTAAATCAGGCAAGCCTTCTGCAAAGACAGGAGAAAGATATTTACCTGAAAAAGCAATAAAGTCCTTGACAAGTGCGGAGTACTCTGCTACAACTAGGGCTAAGAGAAAAGGTAAGGCTGCAGGTAAACAGCACGTAGCACAGCCTAAAGGTATTGCAAAGAAGACAGCAAGGTTTCGGAGAGGCTAATGTTGAATTTATTGATTGGACCAATTGCTAATTTAGCGGGGACATGGTTAGATGGAAAAGTTGAAAAAACTAAAGCAGAAGCTGCAACAAAAGTGGCAAGGGCTAAAGCAGAAGCTACAGTCATGGAAAGAAAAGCTACTGGCGAGATTGACTGGGATTTGGAAATGGCTAAAGGTAGTCAGTCATCGTGGAAAGACGAGTGGCTTACAATTCTGTTCAGTCTACCTCTTGTTCTTGCGTTCATACCGGGTATGGAAGAAATAGTTGCAAACGGATTTGCGCAACTCAACTCAATGCCTGAATGGTATCAATATTCCTTGGGAGTTATCGTTGCCGCTTCTTTTGGAGTACGTAGCGCAACTAAATTCTTTGGAAAGAAATAGTGTACCATATGTGGGACATGCACAACAGGACTACGGAAGAACAAGCGAGGATTAATCGTGGCAGAACTAACAATGGAAAGATTTCTAAAGTGGAAGATACTACCCCGCTTTATGATGCTGATGATGTCAATATCAGCGTGGAGAGTAGTGGAATGGTTCATGCTTCTTCCAGACCCGACAACACAACAGTCAGCACTGGTGAGTGTAGTCACGGGGGCAATGACAGGTGCATTTGCGGTGTGGCTAGGACATGAGAAATGAAATATCGTAGAGAAGACTTTATACAGAAACTAATTGCACATGAAGGTTTACGCCTTCAGGTATATCAGGATACACTTGGAATTGATACTATTGGTATCGGACGTAACCTAGAAGACCGTGGCATCACTAAAGAAGAACTGGAATGGATGGACATACCTAATATGGCTATTGTTCATACTGAAGGTA